AGACCAGAATTAAGGACGAGTGCTTTTCGATTAGACATGTTTGCCCCCCTTCTTCACCGTTACTTCTTAATCGGCAATTGAATTGCGAGTTTCAGCTCCGTTTCGGACAGAGCAACGCCTATCGGAACGCAAAAATCATCATGCGGCACAGTATGAAGCCGCCCACCAGTGTACAAATAATACACCGCACCGGTCGTAAGGCTTGATACGCTACCGTATAGCACGTAGGGCCATTCCAATGAGGTGCACTCTATCACTCCGTTCGTCATGATATCGCCATGCCCAACAGGGGCGTCCACGATATATTCGTTAGCCAAACCAATCACAGTTACTTCATCTTCATTTGCAGGATTGGCCGCAATGAAACAGCCCGCATTGTCCGAATCAGCGCAAACGGGGTATCCCTTAGGGACATCGTGCTCTTCGGAATTGTACAAATCAACAAGTGTTGACATCCGCGCCTCCCTATAGAAGAACCGAAGGTTGAATAGATACGTTCATCTTTGTTGTCGAGAGCGCTTGCCCAACGCGCGTAACGTACTGACTGTCAGTCGTTGGCGCAGTCGATGTTAGCGCACCAGCAGTGCCGGCACTCAGAAAGTAAATTGCCCCGGCTGTTAATCCTCCAGCGCCACCCGTAACGGCATCCCACTGGGCAGTCGTAGCCGTAATAGCGCCACTCGTGACAATCAATCCGGAGGCAGAATCGGCAATTGTTGTCGGCAGAACCAGACCAAGTACCACCTTGGTCGCTGCGGCATCTGCCTTAGCCAGCTTCACATTGCCAGCAGCACTCACGTACACTGCCTGCCCGATGGCAATTGACGATCCTTGATCGTTGGTCATCTCAGTCGTGCTGGTGTCCGGAACACTTGCGCCAGTATGCGTATGCCCCGGATCGGCACCACTTGAGACATTAGGGCCAGTTATGTCCCCTGTAACCCCAAGCGCCCCGCTCATGCTAATACTGCCATCCGTTGCCAAGTGAAGCTGTCCGCGATTGCCAGAGGTATAGATTCCAATCGGTCTCGAAGTGCCTGTGCCGCCGTGAAGTGCGTCCATGGCAAATTCAGCGTTTCCGGAATCGTATCTGAATTCCAACAACTCCCCATTAGTTGTGGAAGTCGGAGACCCCTTTGCCCAAATGGTAACACCTACATCATCCGAGCTATCCCCATCCTTTGTGAACAAGTCCAGGAAGAATTGCTGGCCAGATGTTTGAGGCTGAATTGCCAAACGTGGTTTGTTCCCGCCACCCGAGACGGAATTGTCACGAAACAGAAATTCATGCCCAGCCGGCTTGAGAGTTACACCACCGCCGGTCTCGACACGAAACTGACCACGATTGCCTGACGTGTAGAGGGTAATCGTACGCACCACGCCAGTCCCGCCCGCAAGCGTGTCCATTGCGAATTCATTGTTGGTCGCGTCATAGCGGAACTCAAGCAATTCAGCATTGGTGTTATTTGTGGGCAAGCCCATTGCCCAGACAACAACCCCTATGTCGTCCGTCCTGTCTCCGTCCTTGGTGTACAGATCAAGAAACGTCTGGTCTCCAGAAGTCTGCCCTTGGATTGCCAACCTACAACGATTGCCGCCGGCAGAAACGGAATTGTGCGTAAACAAGAATTTATGTGTCGCCGGTTGGAAATTGAATTCGCCAGAAATGTCACGAGTACCATCAGCCAGGAAGTATTGCGTATGATCGTCGTCCGCCAATCCCCCGACCCCGCCGTGGTCGACATCTGCCGAAGAATCAAACAAGCCCAGCCCCGTATGGGCAGCAAGGTCGTGATCGGACAGGACATTCGCAATCGTATTCGGGAGCGATAGGTGTTCGGCTGCAACGAAGTCGCTGAAACCATCGTGATGGGCACCACCAACCATGGCTGCCCCGGCTGCCGCCACGTTCGCAGCATCAGTCACGTCTGCACCAGCTTCGATACCGTCCAGCTTGGCGCCATCGACCGATAGGTCCCTGCCGTCAATCGTGATCAGCGCATCAACCGTCAAGTCTCCAGTGAGATTGCGAGTTCCATTCGCGAGGAGATACTGCGCGTGATCGTCATCGCCAAGTCCGGCAAGGCCGCCATGATCGACTCCTCCAGCTACCACTGAGAGCGTCGTATCTGTAATCGCAACCGTCGTACCGTCTGGCACCAGCCACTTGGCTGCGTTCTCACTCTCATCCCAGAAGAAAATACGATCCGCGCCAGGATCAGTAAGACTTTGAATACCAAGATGCGACAACGAGAGAGTTCTGCTAGCTTCGATTGTGCCTCCGCCCGTCAGCCCAGTTCCCGCCGTAATCGATACACCGGAATGGTCAACATGCTCCGCTGCTACGAAATTCGTTGTCGCATCATGGTCAACATCTGACGACTCATCGAAAAATGAATCCTCAAGCTGTTGTAAAGCTCGCCTTACCTCAACCGGACATGTAGGGTGCGGAATACGCCGAACAGCCACTACGGAATTCTCCTTCGGCCGGAGTCACGCACGGTAGCCAATACGTGCTCTACGGCCCACTTTCGACCCGAAGTGCCAGTAATCTTGAGCGCACAAGCTTGCCCGCGACCGGTATTATACACCGGATGATTCAGGCCAGCGCTCCACGTCCCGGTGGCATTTGCACTCGCAGTAACGACACCCTCGAAAGTGGATGCCACCTGGACAGCCCAGGTTGTATCCGCACTATCGAGCGCCATTACTGCTTCGAGTCGCGTGATTAAACCGAATCGCCCATCAGCGGCCAGGCCAATCGGGCCCATCATTGCATAACTCTCAAAAGCTGTACCGCAATCGGTTTCAGCAAGCTCACTGAACCTGCGTAAGTACCCGTCACGACAACCAAGTACCGCGCAAGAATCCTCAATAGCTGTTGATTGCAACGAGCAAGTGGTAAGCGGCTCGTGGTCGGAAGCCAGCGTCAGCGGCCAAAAGGTCTTGCGATCCCAATCAAACCACCAGTGCGTTCGCGCATTCGAGGAGTCCGGAGTCAGAAAAATGTGTACGCCATGATCATGCGTGTCATACTCCAAGGAAGCCGTTAGCATCTCTGGATTCAGATTCAGGAATTCCTCCGGCAATACCTTACGCGAAAGCGAAACAGGCATCGAATCGCCTCCTGGGGCGAGAGCGTAGAGCCCGTCGAGCGACAGAAAGATCAGTTCACCAGCAGGCCCGAGGCACCAGGAATTAGCGCCGATGATTCCAATCGTGTGACTCAGGGCATCCAGGCGACCGCCATAAGCTGGGTCTCCGCGCATTCTCCATAGGGACATGCGGCAGCCAATGATCAGGTAATCGTCGCTATGCGGGACCAGGGCCGTTATGGCTGTGCCGGGAACACCCGCCTCGCTCGAAGTACCGGCTACGGCTCGCTGCGAATCCGTCTGTGCATAATCCCAATCATCTGGATCGCCTTGTCTGCTCATGTACCAGACATGGGAAGCCGTATCCGCTCCCGCATACACGAGCCTGTCAATATACCTACACACCAGCGGACAACCCGATGGGACCTGACCAGTAGTTGCCGTGTGAATCGCAAGCGTATCGGCACTTGGATCATAGACTTTCGGCGCTCGTTCAACACGAAACGAACATGTACCGTCCCCCGGGGCCTCGGTAAGGGTAAGCGCACCAGCCGCGACTGCATCGATCTTATACGTGCCGGCAGTCGTATCGCCAGTCACATTAGAAATCACAACAACATCATCTTCCTTATCGATACCATGCGCCGTCCAATCTGCCACGCTTGCGGCATCCAAATCGCTTCCGGACACTTCGCCATCAGTGCCGTTTACGCGCAGTCCGTAATCTGCGATGTAGAGGTCCTGTCCGCTCTGCGCTGCCGTCAATAGAGCATCATCACGCAGCGTCAAGGTCGTTGCCGAAGCCGTCAGTGTCCCGTAGGTTTCCTCTCGGTAGAGACTACCACCAGCGGACGCAATAAGCATCGTGCGCGACCCACTGACTGTGCTCGTGGAGTAATACTGAACCCTGAACGTGTTAATCAGGCACATCCCTCCGTCAACTGTGCATTCCAAACCGAAGCCAACACGAGTCCCGGCATGCGTATCAACAGTCCCGTCCATGACTTTGGTTCCGTGCCAGTACACGTCAACGTCGTCGCCATCGACGACAACCGATAGCCAGCCCGGCATTGCGGCACCGGCAGTGCCATCGCAAGTGTCAACTTCCGTGTCGTCTTCTCCGTCGTACGACGTTAACGTTCCGGTGTACGCGCCAGTGCTACCCGTCATGGTGAGTTCGACGACAACCCCATCACTCGTAATATCCGGATCGGCATCGTCCATTCGCAAGTAGACTCGGTAGTCTCCGTGAAACGCACCATTGTACGGCGTGATGAACATCTCCACGGTGTATGAATTGGTCGTGTCGATGGATAGCGCATCGCGAACCACCTCGCCCTCGGCCGTGCTGGTATCCACGCTCGCCAGTGCTTCAGGCAGGATGCTCGGAACATCTTCGGCCCAGCCTGCTTGGGTCCAGACAGCCGCAAGCGATGTGCCAGCAAAATTGTCAGACCAGGCTGTGAAGTTATCGCCAAGAGCTAGAATCATCGGATGGAGCAATCGCACATTCGAGCCAATATCGGTGATGTGCGATTCGATCAGCCCCGGTCGACTTCCGCCCCGTTCGCGCCCTTCAATCGGCGCCATGGGGCGCACGTTCTTCAAGTCCGGGCTTGAGTAGGGAGGCTGCTGACGATAAGCTCCCCGTCTGTTTAAACCCGCCAAGGGGAAGAGAATATGCAGGTCTTTCTTCTTCGCCATCTCATGTTCCGAGAAGAAGCCGGCGGTCAAGGCACGTCAATGCCTCAACCGCCGGGAGTATAAACAACGAACCCTACGCAGCCGGTTGAATCCTGCCGGCCACTGCCACCTCTTCCTCTTTCTGTTCCGTGCTGAAGAACGGTTCCAGGAAGGCGAGGTCTTGCGCCGAGAGCGAATTGCCTTCGTCCTCGTCAAGCCCCTCAACCACCTGATCGAGCGAATACTCAAAAGGCTGAACGTCGCATTGCGTTGCGAGAATATCGTTGAACCTTTCGGCATACTGCCGGAACTCTAGTGTGCCAGGCTCAATCTTGGCGTTCTCACCTTCCTTGGTATTTGTCAATTCGTGAATCAGCGCAACGCGCTGCTTCTCGATAACCTCCTGCTCTGCCGATAGGGCCTGAATGTACTTCAGCACAAGGTAAGCCATTCTCGGCCGCATCTTCATAGTCCCCAGGTTGTTCCACGCACTCGTCGCTTGAAACACATCACCAAGCTTCATTC